TCGAGCGCGCCGGCCATCCGCTGCCGATTACGACTGCGATGCACGACGCCATCGTGCTCGGCACCTTGTCGCGCACCTACGCGCTCAACGTGGCGCTCGGATGGCATGGGCTCGCCAAGCCATCCGACAAGACGAAGGCGCCGTCTCGGCCGATCCTCGTGCTGCATGGGCTCGCCGGGTCCGGCAAGTCGGTCGCCGCGGCCGCCGTGCTCGCGCAAGTGCCGGGCGCCCGCTGGGCGTCGAGTCGCACGCTGCTCGAGTGCTACACCGGGAGCTTCGGCGAAGTGCTGCAGCGCCGGGCCGTGCTGCAGACATCCTCGCTGCTCGTGCTCGACGGCATCGGCGACGAGCGACCCGACCGCGCGGATGCGATGTCAGACGCGCTGCTCGACATGCTAGCGCACCGCGTGCACCGCCGGACGATTGTCACGACACGGCTGCTCATGCAGCCGTTCGAGAAGCGCTACAACAGCACACCGCTTGCGAGTCTCTTCGTCGAGTCGGCCGAGCTCGCGCCGATTCCGACGCACGACATGCGCAAAGGGGGGTTGCCGTGAGGTTGTGCCCCCGCTGCCTGCTGCATGGTCAACGCGTGCGCATGTACGTCGACCACTCTTGCGAGTGTCCGGACGGGCGGTGCGAGCGCTGCGGCCGCGCGCGACTAGTCTACGTCGCCGCCATCGACAAGCGCGGTAGCTACAGCAAGCGCTCGAGGTGCTGGTGCTGGGTCGCACCCGAGCCGAGCCCAACACAACCACGGAGCGCCACGCCATGACGACACGACCGCCGCCGTTGCCGCCGTTACGACCGAGCAAAGAGGGGCGCACCAAGTGGCGCGTGCTGCGCTTCGGGCGCACTCGCCGCGCTCCCATCGCCGTCACGCTGCGGCCGCTTCGCGCCGTCGTGCTTGCCATCGACTCGGCGCGCAAGGCTGGTTGGGCGATTTACGACCGCGGCTCGCTCGTCGCGTATGGCGAGTGTGCTTCGGGCATCGCACACCAGCGCGACCATGTGATCGACATGGCGCTCGGCTACGCTGGGCGCGCGGGGCTGCCGACCGCGATCGCCGTCGAGACGCCGTTCGGCGGTCCGCTGGCGACCATCGTGTCGCTCGCGACGAGCGCCGCGCTCTGGCGCGACACGTGGCGCGCGCACAAAGAGCCGTTGCGGGCATGTCTCGACGTGCAGGCGGGCGAATGGCGCCGGCACCTATTCGGGTCCGGCAAGATGCCGCGCGACGCAGCTCGGCGGCTCGAGCAGCTCACCGCCCAGCGCATCGCGCACCAACACCAGCCCGCGATCGGGATGGCCGTCATCGGGCCCGACGCGGCCGCGGCTATCTGCTTCGGCTACGTCGCGCGGTCGAGTGTCGAGCTGCAATCGGCGCTGCGCTGCGACCTTGTCGAGACATCGAAGGCACTTCGGCCCGTGGGAGCGCCGCGCACATGACGAAACCCCCGAAGCGCTGCACCTACGTCAACGGCGGTTTCACGTGCCGCGGTGCCGCCTACTATGAAGATACCAACGGGCCCCGATGCTACTCGCATCGACCCGAGCAGGTCGCGCGTGCCGCACGCAAAGAAGCCGAGCGCGTTCTAAGCGACGCTGAGCGCGGCATCCGACGCTGCGGCGCCATGACGCTCACCAACCGGCCGTGTCCGCGCATCGCCATGCAGGGAAAGGGTACGTGCGCGCAGCACGACCCGGCGCAACAAGAGGCGCGCGCGCAGGCGAGTGTCGAGCACGCCGCCAAGAAAACGCGCGAGCATCAAGACTGGTGCAACCGGCGCAAGGTCGAGCTCGAGAGCGGGCTCGCGGCTCTGCAGAGCCGGCACAACGCACTCGTGCACGACGACCTCGCCTTGCGCCGGAGCGTGCGCGACTTGCGCGCCGAGCTCGCCGGGCTCCAGCGCGACCGCGAAGCCGTGCGCTCGCAAATCGACATCGTTGCCGGCGAGCTGCTCGCCCTCGCGCGCGCGTTTCTCTCGAGCGGCGATGGCCCAGCATTTACGGCCGAGCGGTGCGACCTCGCGATTCGGTATGCCGACGCGCTGACAAACCACGCGCGCGAAAGGCGGCTCGCCGCTCGCCCGCAGCCAGGCGAGCCGCGAATAACCCATGTCGGCTTCGACGACCCGAGGCTCACCGACTAACCCATGCTCGCCCTCAAGCCGATTCCAGCCACGCCGACGCACTGCCGCGCATGCGCGCGCGAGCTGCCGCCGTTGCGTAGGTGGGGCGGCTTGTGCGAGCGCTGCGTCGTGACGCACCGGGCGCCGCCGCTCAGCGACCCGCTCGAGCGAGATTGGATTATCGTGCACACGAGCACGCGCCGGCGACCGAACGGCGAGCTAGAACAATACATGCGCATCCGCTGCCGGTGTGGGGTCGAGCGCTTGATTGCCGCTTCGGCGTGGCGCCAGCGCCGCTCGTCACGTTGCAACCGCTGCCGCATGCGCCGTGAACGCCGCGGCACCGGAGGGCTCGCCAATGCCACCTAAGAAGAGCTCGAAGCCAAAGAAGCCCCAAAACGCACGCCGTAAAGCCGTGCAAAATCGCAAGCCTGCAACGACGGTTCCCCTTTCTCGACCACGCAAGGTGGCAAATAATACAGATGTAATACAGGTTTCCGCACCATCGCGCGCGCGTAGGCGCCCACCGCGAGTGCGGAAACATCCCGACCCGCCGCCGCTGCCGCCAGCGCCGAACGTCGGAGGCCGACCAAGCCTCTACACGCCGGCGCTGCACGAGCGTGTCTGTGCGCTCGTCGCCGTGCGCGTGCCGATTCGCACGGCTTGCCAGCTCGAGGGCATCGGCGCGCGCACGCTCTACGACTGGCGCGAGCGCGGCAAGCTCGGTCAAGAGCCGTTTGCCTCGTTCGAGCAAGACTTGGCGATCGCCGTGGCGCGCGCCGAAGCGACGGCCGTGCAGTTCATCGCGACGGCCGCCGCCGACAATTGGAAAGCGAACGCATGGTGGTTGGAAAGACGCTTTCCGAAGCGCTACGGCGCGAAGCAACAGCTACGCGTGACGAAGGCGCCCGCCGAAATGACAGACGAAGAGCTCGAAGCGGCCATTGCAGCGCACGGCTATGTGCGCGCACTACCGACCGACCCGCTCACAACTACCGACCGCATCATCATCGCCGAAGAGAGCACCTAACCATGCCCCCGCGCCCCACTATCCCCATCCCGCATTGGTCGACTGCCGGCTCCAACATCGAGCCGAGCGCCGGCAAAAAGTCAGAAGGGTGGATCGTCAACGAGCGCCCTCCGGCCGAGTGGCTCAACTGGCTGCAACACTCGGCCGGCGAGTGGCTGCAGTTTCTCGCAGACGCGACCGCCGGCCAACCGGTCGCCGACCTGCTGCTCAACTTCGCGAACACGGATGCGTTCGCCGCGCTGATAGACGTCACGACGACGCCGGCGTCGAGCAACTACCGGCTCGTCGCGCGCTTCAAGATCAACTCGAGCATGCATGTGCGCATCTATGCGGGCTCGACTTCGCGGCGCTTACTGCTCGCCTACAACGCGGTGTGGGGCGGCTCGAGCTGGCTCGCCGACAACAACACCCAACCCGCGACCGCCGTCGCGCTCGTCAACGACGGCTCGACGGCCACCTTCGAGTTGCTCTACCACGCTGCGACGCCGTCGACCTGGACAGACGCGGCTTGGTCGCCGGGCGTGTTCACCACGCTCAACGTGCAGGCCATTCACGCGGTCGGCCCGGTCGCTTCGCAGTTCGACGCAGGCATCACGAGCACAAGCGATATCACTGCGGCGACCATGCACGTCACCACGGGGCCGCTCACGCTCAAGAGCACCACCGATATCGCTTACGCGACCGTCGGTGACACGCAGCCGCGGCGCAACGTGTGTATCCCTATGTCGTCGGCTTTCGATATGCGGCGCTATCTAGACCCAGCCGTGTCGCCGCCGACGTACGTCGCTTACTACGACCCCAACGTCGACTGTTGGCGCGGCCAGGTCGTCGCCTCGCCAGCCGGCACCACGTACCCGCTGTTATTCCCCGTCTCGTTACCGCGCGGCGCACTGCGGTGGAGCGTCCGCATGATGTGGCACACGCCCGGCACGCACTTCAACCAGGCGACTCTATACCGCGTGCACCGCGACTTCGGACTCAGCACGCTCACACCCCCGGTGCCGGAACCGCTCGACACCTTCGTGCAGTCGGCCGCGGATATCACGGCCACGGGCGACGCCAACGTCAATGAGTTTGATGTCCAAACGGACCCGGTCGACCCGGCAAAATACGCATATTTTGTGTCGGTGATTGTCGTTCCGAGCCCGACTGGCAACGTCTTGTATAGTCTGCGCAGCTGGTTCGACGACCCGGGCGCGCGCAACGGCTAGCCCGACTGTCATGTGGCGCACCCTAGACACGACCTGTCATCGCTCATAGCTGAGCACCATCGCCGGGCGACGCGTGCAGCACGACGCCCGGCGACGCTGCACGCGTTCATTCAGGCGGCATGGCCGCTTGTCGTGCCTAACGCGCCGTTCGTAGACAACTGGCATCTCGGCGCTCTGTGCGAGCACCTCGAGGCGCAGTCGCGCGGCCAGTTGCCGCGACTCGTGATCAACGTGCCGCCCGGCTCGAGCAAGTCGACGACGGTCTGCGTGATGTGGCCGGCCTGGGAATGGACGTGGCACCCCGGCTCCCAATGGCAATTTGGCGCCTATGCCGACACGCTCGCCGTCCGCGATTCGCTGCGCTGCCGCGGGCTCTTCGAAACCGATTGGTATCGCGACCTATTCGGCGAAGTGTGGACGCCGCAGCGCGGCCGATGGCTCGCCAACTGGCTCCAAAACAACAAGGGCGGCATCCGCCAAGCGATATCGGTCGGCGGCTCACCGACCGGCTTTCACGCGCACCGGCAAGTCGTCGACGATCCCATCAAGCCGCTCGAAGCGCACTCGCCGGCGGCGCTCGAGCGCTGTCAGCGGTGGTGGTTCGAGACCATGGCCAGTCGTGTGTTACCCGGGAACAATACCAGGACCATCATTATGCAGCGGCTGCACGACCGCGACCTCGCCGGGCAAGCGGCCGAGCAAGGGTATGCAGTGCTGTCGATTCCGATGCGCTACTACAGCACGGCCGCGCGCGAGCCGACGCCGCTCGGATGGCTCGACCCGCGCTCGAGCGACGGCGAGCTGCTGTGCGCGAGCCGGTGGGACGAAGCCGAAGTCGAGCGGAGAAAGAAGGAATTTGGGCCCGATGGTTGGGCGGCTCAAGACCAACAAGACCCGGTGCCGGAAGGCGGCGCCATCTACAAACAAGAATGGTTCCACAACTACTACCTCGCGCGACCAGACCTCCGCGGCGCGTTAGTTGTCATCTCGTTCGACTGCGCATTCAAGAGTCACGAGACGAGCTCCTACGTCGCCGGGCAAGCGTGGGCTTTCAAGCCGCCCAATTTCTACCTGCTCGCCGAAGTGCGCGAACACCTCGACTTCGTCGGCACCATCGCCGCAGTGAAGTCGATGTATGCGCAGTATCCCGAGGCATCCGCGGTGCTCGTCGAAGACAAGGCGAACGGGCCGGCCGTGATTGAGATGCTCAAGTCGAGCATTCCGGGTGTGCTCGCTATCGAGCCCGACGGGTCGAAAGAAGCCCGTGCCTATGCGACGCAGCCCATCTTCGCGGCCGGTAACGTCTGGATTCCTGACGCCTCGCTCGCGCCATGGATTCTCGATTGGGTGCTCGAGCACAAGCGCTTCCCGCGCGGCATCGCCAACGACCGCGTCGACGCGCAGACGCAGGCGATCCGGTGGTGTCTCAAGGGCGGCTTCGGCGACTACTACTCCGGGCTCGAGAGTCTCGACGTCTGACCTATTGACACCCCCGCACCCTGCCAATACAGCCCGCCATGGATTGGCGCTCCGACAGCTGGGAAAACGCCGTAACCGGGCTCGGCACGCTGCGCGACAAGCTCCAGGCGCACACGCCGCGGATGCGCAACCAGCTGTCGGACACCGCGCTCGAAGCGCTGCACACCGAAGACGATATCTGCG